CTCGTGCCGGAGTTAACCGTCGGGGTGCGCGCGGTATTGTTGAAGTCCAAACAAGCCAACGCACCGGTCAGCGTGACCGTGTAGGCGTTGGTGCCGCTGCTGTTGGCGTCGAAGAAGACGCTGTCTGCCGTGGTCGGCACGGACGCGCCAGTGGTCGCAGCGGTCATGGTCTGGGAGGCGAAGGTGCCGCCCACGCTCACCGTCCAAGTGTTGCCGGAGCCGCCTGTGATGGTGCCAAGGCTGGTGTTGTTCGCCGCCCACACCGTCATGCCATTGACCAGCGCGGGTGAGCCGGTGGTCGTCAGTGTGGTGCCAGAGCAGGAGGCAGTGAAGGACAGCGCGCTGGCCGCAGACCAGTTCGTCGTGGACGTGGTGTTCCACGTTCCGGAGCCGCCAACCCAGTACCTGTCTGCCATGCTTTACACCTCCGGGTCGGGGGCCGGCGGGTTCTCAATCATGTTGAGCCAGTTGGTCAGGCGGCGCTGCTTCTCGGCCTCAATCTCTTCGTCAGACATGGGCGCGTCGTCCGAATACCAGATGGCATCCGCAAACTTGCCGTACTTGGTCTCGAAGGAAAAATCGACTTTGGCCATGTCACGCAGTCGGCTTATTGCCGTCCATGAGAAAAGCAACCACGCCGAAGACAGCGGCCAGCGCGGTGGTGATGACCTGATAGGCCGGGGCCGTAACGCCGAGGCTAAGCGCAAGGGCCGAGAGGCCGGCGTAAGACGAGGGTTGGCTCAGCATCTTGATGAGGTACTTGGCCACTGGTTTTCTCCTTACGGGTACTTGGCTCGCGGCAACTCGAAGTGCGGGCCGTCAGGGAACTCTTTGTGCAGCATCGCGTTGGTAATCGGTGTCTGAAGCGTGCTCAGTGTACCCCAAGTGCCACCCCAACGGATAGGGGTATTTAGCTCGATGGAAGCCTGACGCATGGCTTCGGCAATCTTCAGATACAGAGGCCAGTCCCACCGTACCTGCCCGCCGACCCATGCAGCAAGGTCGACCGCGTGCCCCGTGATGTGGCGGGAATCCATGGTCTTGGACGCGCCTGCCTTGACCAGCTTGCGCTGGCGCTCGACGTCCCGCAGCCCTTCGACCACGGTGAAGTCCACTTCGCTGCGCGAGATGGCGCGCTGCACCACAGCGACCAAATCAGGGTGGACCCCGGTCAGCTTGTCGAGCGAGCGCTTGCTGAGCTTGAACGGCATTACATCAGGTTCTTCAGCTTGTAGATGGTGGACAGGTACACACCCGTCACACCATCCAGCAGGTTAGCCACTGCGCGGTTGCCCTTGCAGATTTTCTCGTGGTTCTTCTCGACCCACTCGGCATCCTCGATGAGGATGAGGAGGATATCGTTCGCCTTGGTCTTCGGGGCCTGAACAGCGCCGATAAGTTCGAACGCTCCCTGATATGCCTCTACGAGCGTATCCAGAGCTTCGATGACCTCCTCGTAGAACTTGCCGAGAGCCTTATGCCGCGCGTAGCCGCCCACGCCGCTGGCAGTCCAGTGTTCGACGTGAGCGACGTTACGCGCGTAAAAGACTCTGCTGACAAGCTCTTCGATCATCAGGCAATCCGGATGATGGCTTGGGTATTCGAAGCGGTCGGGAAGATGATGGTGAAATCACCGCTCGTCGACGTCTTGTCCGAACCAAAATCCAGCACAGCCACAGCGGCGTTGGTCAGGGTGGTGTTGGCGTTCGAGTTGGCCGACGGAGTCGTGTTGTAGATGAGCGCACCGCGCGCCGTGATGGTGGCGTTGGTGAAGGTCAGGTCGCTGAAGTCGGTGAAACCGGTACCGGTCGCAGCCGTATTGTTCGAGGTCACGACGCCGAGGTTGACCAGCGTGCCGCCGCCAGCGGTGTAGTTGGTGCCAGTGACTTCGTTCGACGAGGTATACGCCGTGGTGTTGGCATTAATGGTTGCCGACGAGGTGTACAGCGCCAGCTTGAAGGTATCGCCACCAGTGGCGCGGAAGTCGTGCACGCCGAGAAGAATCTCAGCCTTGAAGCTGGTGCACATTGCTTGATCAATTGGCATGGGTATTCTCCTTACGAATCAAGGATGGGGATGAGTTCGGGGTGTCCGGCCTTTTGGAACTTGTTGACCAACGTCACATTGTGTGACCGAACAGCTTCGTGCAGGTAATAGATGAGTACCTGCTTGATGTTTTCGCGGAAGGCTTCCGCTTGGTCGCGGATTGCCGGATGAGTCTGACTGCCGATGTAGATGATCTTGTCGATAGCCCGCTCAGCGATTTCCTCCGGCGTGAAACCACGGCCTTCGGTCGCCATGACCATGACGCTCCCGACATCTCCCGCTGCCAAATTAAACATCTTCTTCTCCCCTTACCGCACAGGGTACCGGACCTGCTCAGTCCGGTACATGTCGATGCGGTTCTTGCCTTCGCCCAGCTGCTTCAGCATCGCCAGCGCTTCGTCGTAGCGCTTCTGATACCCGGCGATCACATCAGCTTCGCCCTTCATGAAGGTATACGCTTCCAGCAGCGCTCCGTAAAGCAGCACAGTCTCGAAGTTATCGCCAAGCCACGAAGTGCCAGCGGTCACGATGGACGGCGGGTAGTAGAAATAGTGCAGCTCGACGGTGTAGTCGTCATCCGGCGTCGGGCCGAGGATGTATGAGTTCTCGTCGAAGTAGGCGTAGTGGCTGGGAAGGCCCTGCGTGTTGGGGTTGGGGAACGCCTGCCGGATGTAGTTCACGTCCTTGTTCAGCAGGTACTCGTAGTTGCCGTCGTTATCGACAACCGCCATGGAGAAGTTCGCCAGCCAGTCGGACGGCACCGAGAGATACTTGTTGCCCGCCGTGCAGTTGCCAGTGACGTTCTTGCGCAGGTCCAGCAGCTGAACCGAGTTGAACACCCGCTCCTCAGCCTGCTGGATGAAGGTGTTGATTTGCTCCGTTGAAGTGTACGTCACCGTCCCCGTGCCGGCAGAATCCGTCCACGAGGTGTCGGGGAAGTCGTTTTCGACGTACCCCTTGATGGCTTCAAAGAGCTGCGCGTAGTTCATCAGCCCATTTTCTTGCTATGCCCGGTGCCCTTGGTAGCCGCGCCAGTGCCGCGCGTCTTCTGGGTCTGGGTGTTGGCAATGTTGTTCGGATAGCCCGAGTTGTTCGGACCGATAGCCACTTTCTTGGGGGTGCCGTTAGCCATTCTTATTGACCTTTCCCATGTCCTTGGTCGGCTTCGAACCCGACTTCTGGTTGGCAATCTTGGCGAGATTACGCCCCAGCTTCAACATCTGCTCGTTGGTCTTGCCACCCTTGGCCATCTTAGTTCTCCGTGCTGACGGTTACGCTGCCTACTTGACCTTGCATTAATAGCGTATTTTGCAAGCCAGATAAACCCAAGGGGTCGTTGAGCCCAACGGGGTTCCATCCCCACTGGATAACGCGGCTGCCGCCCGACGGCGTGCCGAAGGCAAGCACATTGATATCAGGTACTTCGCCCTGCGTTTCTTCCTGTACGCCGGTCAAACCGGCCTGATAATAGGTCGTGTCGGGGCGGGGGTTGCGGAGCGCCTGCGGGTCATCCACCGGGTACATGCCCAGTTGCAGCTGGGGCTGGTCGGGCTCCCAGCACGTCGGGCACACGAGGATATTGACGTTCTTCGTCTTGATGACGAGCTGCTTGAGCTCTTTCAGCTTGTAGCGGAACCCGCAGCGGTCGCACTGCGAGATGGCCCACTTGCCGGAGGCAAAACGATTAGGCATCGGTTTCCTCCTCTGTAGCGCTGTCGAAAGACGTCTTCATGGCAGCCCGTATATCGCGCAATTTCTGCCCAATAGCTAGGCGCTGGTTATGCAGCTCGTCCGATATACTGTTGCGGTAGTGTCCGGTGGCGGGGTTAGGCGGCTCGGACAGCGGATAGGTCAGTGCCACCGCAATTTGTTCTTTTTTGACAACAGTATAGGGGTAGATGGCGTGCAAAAACGCCATCGCGTCCTTATTGCGTACCGACCATATATAGGCCACGGAGTGCCGAGGGTTGCGCTCCCCGTTCCGGTTCGTTACCGAGATACACC